TTTTCTTTTATAATAGAATCAATTAGTTAAGCATTTATGACTTTTCAACAATCAATCAACCTCACAGACACACCACGTACTGAGTACAATGGTTGGTCAGACTGGACTACTTGGAACTGTGCCTTATGGATCGGTGGAGACGAGGGACTTTACAACATCGCTAGACGTTGCGAAGACTGGTTTGATTTTATCCTAGAGATGCAAGAGTTTGGAATGAATCAAACTCCAGACGGTGCAAAATGGACTGAAGCAGACTATGATGAAATGACTGAGTGCATCAATGAACTGTAAACAAATGTTTCAACACCTCGTCAATACTATAGACGGGGTGTTCATCAATGCTATAATTAGAACATACAGCAATTCACTTGAACAAATGAACAAAACTACTTGGGCAGTTCAACCTTCATCATGGGGAAACGATCTTAGATCATGGGCAGAGTATGCTACTACATGGGAACAGATCGAAGACATGGCATTAGACATGGCAGAGGACATGATGGAAGAAATGACAATCTTTAAAGTCGGTTCTGTCTCTTCTTTCAAATGGGCGACTAGAGGGGGATTTTAACCCCCGTCGAATTATAAGTCGTCTAATTATTCAACTATTCTCACTCTTCATTATGACACGTTTGATTATTCTTTCTTTGGCAATTCTTTGTATTGGACAATCTTCATTTGCACGAACGCAAATATCCAATGTCTTAGACTTAACAAGTGACGTAATACGCCCTAGTTCATACTAGGGCATTTTTTTTACCCCGTCGAATTATAAGTCGTCTGTATATAGCGAATAATAGTATAATATACACATATATAACGCAAATAATATTCGTTGTATATGTACCCCGTCATTATATACAGTACGTACTATATACGCTTATATACTGATATTATATAATATATGAGTGATTATATATTGTGATATATTATATGATGATATAATATAATATACTATATGACACATATATAACTGTCACATATACTATACTCACATATAATATACTATACTATAATACTATTATACACATATATACAACTCACATGAATTCACTATCTAATGAGACATATGAATCACTAGTCAATGACAGATTCATTAAAGAACATTTCACAGTAATAACGTTTGATGAGTATGGATCATTAGAAGAGGAGAGAGAGGACAGAGGATATTGTCCTTGCTGCTGCTCACCACCAGAGGAGGACTAAGGCAGTTATGCCCCCCCTCGTCGTTTTTGGGGGTCGCCCGCTAGCTAAACTTCCCTAACGAGCTAATCTATAAAGTCTTGCATGAGCGAGAGTGATATACAAAATATAATTTTTCAAAAAAATTTCCCTGAGATTCAAACTATGAAAACCTTCGATGTAGAAACCACAGTGACCTATAAGCAGTGGATCAGAGTATCAGCAGAAGATGAGTATGCTGCCCAGAAACGTGTTAACGACATGGCATGGGACATCACTGCTATACAATATCAGACAATGGAGAAAGCAGAAGCGACGGGCACCGTGAGAGATTGTCCAGAATAACTGAGTATTTGTACCCTTGCAATTGTTCTGAAATGCTGATATAATATATAATAGATACCACCCACTTCCAGTTATGCAATACGTCTTGTACAACGAACACTTCGATCAAGTCGGAGTATTCGACAGTATACAACAGATGAGGAACTTTCTATGTGAGAGGAAGTACGACATTGGGGATAAGACATACATGGAAGATACGTTTGATTACATCAAATCAATCAAGTGGCATTTCGATATCAAACAAAACTAGGAGGAACAATGTCAGGCGATTGCAAAACACAACCGCACATCTACTACTCAGAATATGGTAGAAAAACTCTCGAAGAGTATTACGTCAATCAAATCGAAACACTCACAGAAAAGGTCGAACAACTGGAAAGAGTGATTGACTATCTCGAAAGTAAAGTAAAAACCCATCACACCATCTTTACGAACTATGAACTCTCATTTATCAAACGAAGAACTTCTCGCTAGACTCACTAAACTCGAAGGTGCTGTGAGTAATCTGATGATGAGACGACCAGGTCATGAAGAGTATGAGAAGTTGGTCGATGTTGTATGCGACCATGAATCAAGATTGTTAAAGGAAGAAGAGGAACTTCAGAAATGCTCAGAGACTGTTTCTGAGTTGTTTGAGACTGACGACGTAAACTGGTAAAAAATCGCGAATCCTAACCAAAGGGCAAAAATCGCGTCGTTGATCTCTAAATATTCTTATAGTAAGTACAAACCATGCTAGGACTGGAATCACTGGAAGGAGAATTCGTTATTCGAGATAACGATGAAATCATAAGGCATACGAAAGCCAGAGACTTACCTGCGTCTTTCGACCATCTTATTAAGTTTGCTCCAAAACCTCCAGAACCACCACATACTGTAAATGACCATGTGGAGATGAGTAAGTATGCAGAGTACTTGCAGGAGTTAATGACACGAGAAAAGAAATGAGCACATTCGAGTACGATTCATGGTTTAGAGACGACATACCAAAGGCACAATACGGAAGTCTTCAATGTTGGATAGAGAATGAGAAGACGCAACCATGGACGAACGCATACGATATGACCATCCATAGTTTAATGTACGAAATAGCAGTAAAGAACGGATTAATAACAGAAGCACATGGCAGTCACCATAACACCTGATGAAGTAACGGGTCTAACCGATATCACTAGACCTAACTTTGCTATGAATGAGACGGTGAGTGCGACATGTACAGTTTCATCACCTGATGTATGTAATGTAACCAATGTTACTGCAGCATTACAGGCACCTGCCAACGAACCTGACCTAGTAATTACACCTGGCACTACATCAGTCAACATAGGGGGAACTATACAAGATCCTTTTGTTGATAGGTTCACATATGTAGATGAGGGGCGATCAGATTTGAATCAAACCCCTACAACAGTCGAGAGAATAATTAATATGCCATCTGATAAGATCTTCTTCAATCTGGATCAGGACAATAATGTATACGTAAGTAGGTTCTTTGATATTACTGTACAGTGGGAGAGTGGTCCTATAGGTAATCTAGTAGCACAGACACCTGCAACCTTCGTACTTGAATTGAAGATATATAATGAGTGGGAAGGTATACGTGCCTTCGTTTCAAATTACTACAGTTAAAATGCCAGCAGTTACACGAGTCGGAGACGCAGATACACCCCATTGTTCTGGAATGTCCAGAGCACAGGGTAGTGGTAACGTCTTCGTTAATGGTAGACCTGTCTCCCGTCAAGGAGATAAGAACACCACACACTTAAAACCAGGTAATCCATGTCCACCACACTCTGCTTCCATATCAAGTGGTAGTTCTACGGTCTTTGTAAATGGCAAAGGTTGTGGTAGAGTAGGAGATGGACTTGGTGGCTGCACATCAGTAGCAGCTGGTTCATCAAACGTATTCGCAGGTTAAATTATGGCAACTAGATATTCAATGGGTCAACCTACAATTGTGGCAACCCCAAAGAAGACAAGACAAGGCAAAGGACAACATTCTAAGTACTCTGCTACATCACGTAACAAAGCAAGGAAGAGGTATCGTGGCCAAGGCAAATAGAATTGTAGACGGTAAGAGAAATGCTAATGTTCCCGTAGATATGAGTGATCATTTCTACGACCATGGCAATGAGTATTGTAGATATCTTATTACAGATCCACGCTGTGATGCGTCACGTAGAAAAAAGTCACAAAAAGAAGTATAAATATACCTGAGGTTAATAATAGGCTAGTTAGTGGCATTAATATCGAAGTCATTTCGTGACTTCTCGTTGACTTTTGAAAAGAACGCAGTGACAAACGATGTGTTGACACTGAACAATGAAGCAGCCATAAAAGAATCAGTTAAGAATATTGTATTCTATAACTTTTACGAGAAACCTTTTGATCCATCATTCGGTAGTAATCTCATCGGATTGCTATTTGACAATTATACACCTAACGACGCACAGAAGATAAAGCGTAGGATAAAAAACGCAATTAATACTCATGAACCACGGGTAGCGGTATATGAGATTAAAACTAAGTTTGTTGAAGACACTAATCAGTTAGATGTAAGTATAGAATACGTTATTATGGGTTTACCACCAACCTTTGATTCAATTGATATCATCTTTAAACCATAATGGCATTTAATCAAGTCAACGCCTTAGAATTTAACGAAATTAAGGCACAATTAAAACAATACTTAAGAAGTCAAGATCAATTTAGTGATTATGACTTTGAAGGATCGTCTTTAACTGTGCTTTTGGACGTTTTAGCGTATAATACTTACTATACAGCAGTCAATGCGAACCTTGCAGTCAATGAAGGGTTCCTAGAGACTGCCGTTTTGCGTGAAAACGTTGTAAAACTTGCTAGAATGATTGGATACACTCCAAAATCAGCAAGATCTTCACAATGTACCGTAGATATAACAGTTCAGACCATAGTTCCTTACCCAAAAACTGTTACAATTCAAAAAGGACTTGTTTTAAACTTCATTGGACTTGATAATAACAACTTTACGTTCTCTCTTGCGTCAGATACGACACAGAGTGTTGACAGTACTTCAGGAATTGCAACATTTACAGGTCTTACATTATACGAAGGAGTATTCCTTACAGATACTTTTGTAAAAGATATAAACCAAAGACAGAGATTCATATTAACTAACAAAAATGCAGACACAACTTCTATGCAAGTTGAGGTCACTTCTGGAACTGTCACAGAACGTTATCTACAAGCAACAGATATTACAAAGATTGATTCATCATCTAAGGTTTATTTCTTAGAAGAATCTGAATATGAGATACCAGAAATATTATTTGGTGACGGAAAAGTTGGAAAGGATCTAGAAAATGGAGATGTAATTAGTGTAAGATACTGTACATCTAGTGGAACTGGTGCAAATGGTCTAAAAGTATTTGAAAATATTGGTACATTTAGAGATAATAATCAAGTTACATTAACTTCTGGCATTACTGTTACTGCAACTTCCTTCCCAGATGGAGGTGCATCGTCTGAATCTACACAATCAATCAAATTTGCTGCTCCAAAATTCTATTCTGCCTTTGGTAGAGCAGTTTCGACACGTGATTATGAAGCAATTATCCCACAAATTTATCCAAACGTAGGATCTATTGCATGTTATGGTGGAGAAGAAGCAGAACCTCCCGAATTTGGAAAAGTTTTCCTTGCAATTAAACCAAAAAATGCAGACAAATTATCTCTTTCTGAGAAAAATGTCATTTTGAAGAAGTTGAGAGAGTATTC